GAACAAGAAAACATAAAGTATGTAATTTAACATAGCCGTTGGGAATACTAGGCAGCCTTAGTATATTATTTCCGTCAGTGCCTACAAAGGACGCGTATGACCCTTGTGTAGCTAAAGTTTTTATATAAGTAGAAGGGTCAAAATACTGCCTATCAGTAGCAGCTCCGCTAAATACGGATATGCCTCCGCCTGGTGCCATAGCAATTACGTACCATTTATATAGTGATATTACATCACCATTAACGTCTGTATATGAAGGAGCAGAACTAATCGTAGTTTTAAAGCCTGTATCACTAGGTGTTGGTGATGCATAATTGCCTAGATGGTAAGCCGGTAATGTTGACCAAGATGTTTCACCTTCTTTGCGTAAACGAACTTGAATTGAGCAAGTAGCATCACTTATCTTTCCGTCTTTGGTACTAATTTTGCGCATACCTTCAGGAAAAGTAAACGCTACATCAATGTCTTCAGCATACTCTTCTAGAGTAATTACTGCAGGAGGATTTCCGTCTATACTATTCTTAACTAATTCAATTTGTGGAAATTTTTGTTCTACGTCGGTTGGGTATAGCTTATCAAAGGCATCTAGCTTACCGTTTGTAGTTTCCTGAGGTACACCAAGTAATGTTTCTGGTACAGGATTGTCTTGTCCTGCTGTGACTTGACTAGTGTAAAAAAGTTCATTTAAAGTTTTTGCACCTACACGAATATCATCAACTGCTAGCGGTCCAAAGCCCCATATAAGGGATAAGTGTAATAAACTGGTATCTGTTAATGTTTCTACGTAAGGCACTGCCGCAAGCATTGCAGTACTACGCATTTTACCAAGCACAACAGGAATTGCTCCAAAACGATTAGCTTGATTTGCAGCACCACTAAACGCATTTACAGGTGCAGAAGTTCCTGGATCTTTTCCATTTAATGGGCGAATAGGAAAGGCAGCATTAATAAGTGCCATACCTGCCATATTAATAGCCATTGTACCTACAATCTTACCAGTTGTAGTTGCTACAGTTATTTCTCCCATACCAACGGAAGTTGATACTGCAGCAGTTTCTGTTAAGCCCATGGCGGCGCCAAGCTCTGCTCCATATACGTTTGCTACGTATATTAAAGCAATCATAGCAATCGCACGAAGAGCTTGCTTGCCTTCAGGCACTACTTTATAAATAACACTTTGACCTGCTTGAACGCGAATAGTATTCCACTCTGACTGTGGTACTTTAACACCATCTAAGAATAAAATTAATTTTTTAGCAAAGTAGTCACTGATTTTATAAGTATCAATTAAATTTTTTGATATATCGGCTAATGTAGATCCGGGAATAGCTAGATCTGTATAATTTGTTTGTTTAAAAGGGTGTGGTTTACCTGCCAGCACAGCGCTAGCTTGAGTAGAGTATTTATAATAACCCTCAATACGTTTTGCCCATTTTGGGCTATTAACGGACTCTAAAACGCTGTCCATGCCGTCACGGGCATGTATAAATTTGTCTTCGCCAACGTAGACACCTACGTGAAAAGGCTCACCTAATATATTGAATACTATAACAGAACCAACTTCAGGTTGTTGTACTTGTGCCCAATTATTTTTATAAATGTCCATCATATCAAGAATACGGGTATCGTATGCACCTGAATACTCTTCAGTATAGCTTGGTAATTCAATATCGTATTCTTGCTTATAAAATAAACGCACTAATCCCCAGCAGTCAATTCCGCTTTCGTCTCTGCCGTTGCTGGCATAAGGTAATCCAATATACTTATTATAATTCATTAAAATAGTCCTGGAAAGTTGGCTGGAGTAAATGTATAACACGGAAACGGTTCGCGGCTAAGGCTGACCATGTTTAAGTCAAATGTTATTTGATCTGCGTTATACGTAACATTGGTTATTTTAAAACCTGAAAAACTAGTTTCAATAGTATTCGGACTACTAGCTAGTACTAGGTCTATTTGTACACTAACAGGATTTGTTAGGTGAGTACGAATAAGATCAATAGCTTCGCGAGTAACAAAGTTAAAAACTAAACTACACTGTGCTGCACCTGCTTCTTGCTCACCAGGTAAAGCTATTTGCATAGGCATAAACAAGTAGTCTATTGAATTACTAGTTACGCCATATACTACATCTGTGTCTGTTGTTAAAGAAGCAATGCGGTTAGTATACCCATCTGCTAAACGAATAGGATTTGCAGGATCTGCTGGATTAGTAATAGTAATAAGCAAAATTAGTGCTTCAGGAGTTTCTGAAGCAAACATTGCTCTAACAGCTGATTGTGATAAACTATTTAGTCTGCTCATGGCATCACTTCAAATTTAAGACTGGTAGACCAGTATCCTGGTGCCATATATTGCAAATTAAAAAACTCACCACCACTACCCGGTATGATACGTACTTCTATAGTTGTACCAAGTATTCGTGGATGTGGAAAACTAAAACGATTAACTCCTGCAATACCAGGCGTAGTAGTATTTGTTGGTAAATTTTTTATAAAGTCTTCTAGTTTTTGTGTTTGTGCGGTAGTCATTAAAAAGTTTACACTCATTTCGTTTGGACGCGTGGCCCTGCGTCTTTGTTTTGCAGGGCCGGCATCTGTAGCTGAACGTATAACATTAATTCCAATTGATTCCGTAAAACCTTTTTGAGGTACTTGCGGAAGTGTTGCGGGCCATGGTAATACTGCCATTTATTATCTCCTTGCCACTAATGGTGATGTACCATAGCTGGCTGTCATTGCCTGTTGAGTATTTGAACCCACGCGATTTAATTCGCCTGCTACCATATCCCCAATCATTACTTCGATACGGCGATTTCCACGCGAATCTACGGTTTCTTTGGTAGTTGCTTTTTCGCTGCCATAGTTGTTAACAACTACGTCAACGTTTGAGCCACCACCTGATCGTACTCCCAGATTACCGTTGCTATCGCGCTTTAGGGGCATAATAGCTTCTGGTCCTGCTTCGCCCATTAAACCAGTGCCTTTAGCAAACTTGAATAACGTTGGCTGACTAACTATTGAGTTAGTAAACATCCCGCCTTTAGCGAATGTTCGTAATCCAGCGTCGTATACTCCGCCTTTAGCTTCGCCTTGATACCCTGTTACCATGTCGCCAGCCATATTAAGAGACTGTGGTCCTCGGAAACCTAGTGCTCCCATAAACATTTTTGCAAGTCCTCCAGCACCACCCATACCTGAGAATAGAGCAATTTGTTGCTGTTGAATCTCATAACGCAACAAACCTTCAATAAAACTATTAATCATGTCTTTGAAACTTAATTTACCAGTTTTAGTAAAGTTAACAATAGCGTCTTCCATACCTTTAAATCCCTGCTTAAACATTTCTGTGTATGCTAGTTGCCTGTTAGTAGTGTCTGCCATTACTTGCGCACTTTTAATTTGCGCGTCCGTTACTAGTAAAATTGCTGATCTTTGAGCACCATAGTTTTCTAGTAGTCGTGCACGTGCTGTCTCGTCATCTGCTTTTTTCTCGCCTACATAGGTTCCACCTGCTGCGGCTTTATCGCGGTCTAGCTTTTCAATTTCTTGATTGTATGCACGTTGAGCTGCAGTTAATTGCTTGGTTTGCTCTAGTTTTAGCTCTTCAACTTTTAATAAGTTTAATTTAGTTCTCAAAGACTCATCATCAAGCATACCGAGTTGAGCTTGCAAACTTAAATTGTCTTGAGCTATCTTATTAATAGAAATTTCTTTGTCTAAAGCAGCTGAACTAACGATAAATGCTTGCTCAGAAGTTTTAGCATCGCGGTCTTTGATATTTAAAGCTGATGAAGTAGCTGTAAGTTTCTTTGCTGCAGCATCTGCTTGATCTCGCTCTTCTTTAGTTAGTGTTTTTGCTATATTGGCATTTTCTTTGGTATATTCTAAGTTCTTTCTAGCTTCTTCTGTAAGTAAAATCGTTTCCACAGCTTGTGCTTTTTTTACTGCTAAGCTAGATTTTTCGTCTTCTATTTGGATAGCAAGTTTTGATTTTTGTAATGTAAAAGCTTCATTATCTTTGTTAAATTCAGCTTCAGTCATTGAATCTTTTTTAACTGCAAATGCTGCTTGAGCTTGGTCAATTTCTTTTTGTTTATCTCCAAACTCTTTTAACTTGTTAAAACTTTCACCATCAATTTTGTCAAGCTTAGCTTTTAAATCAATCATTTTTTCAGTATTGTCTAACGCTTGCAGTTGTTGCTGTACTGCTGCACGTGCCTGAGCTGATCCAACGACTTCACCTAAACCTCGCAAAGTGCCTACTGGTGCAACGCCGCCAAGTTGGCCCATGTCACGACCAGCAGATGCAGTTTCGGCACGTAGCTGAGTAAGACTTTTTCCTCTATTTTCTTTAATGCTAGTAATAAGTCTTCTATCGTCTGCTAAATCCCTGTTTGCGGGATTACGAAGCAGTGCATTTTCAAGATCACCGCCTTCTAAGCCTGAAAGACCCCTGTCTCTTAACTTGCCCTCAAAAGCAGATTCCAGCATAGCTAAGCGTAAGTTATCAGTAGATTCTATTAAACTCATCTGCACTTTTAATAAGCTTCTATCTATTTTAAGTCCCTCGAGGTCAATCCTCTGTTGAATTTCTGCTTTTAATACAGGATCTGCTACACCACCTAATGCTGCTTTCTTAAGTTCTAGACCAGCTTTTGCTGCTGAAGCCACTAAATTTGCGGTAAAAGTGTCAATATTAGCTAATAACCCTTCTCTCATTGCGGTTGCGAACTTTGCTTGAGCATTCTGCAGTGAGCTGCTAATACCACTTCTTGTAGTATCTAGTCCCTTATTTGCTTCTTTAAGAGACTGAATAGCCTTTTTAGCAGCCGCAAGTTCATTGCTTTCACTTACAGTTGTTGGTCCAGTAACCAGCCTAGCATATTTATCTACAATAGCCTGTTGCTCATTTAAAGCATTGTTGTATAGTGTCTGCTTACTCTCTACATCTGCTAACTCTGCGCTAAGAGTTTTTAACTCGCTTGAAGTTGATAATATATTCTTTGCAGCTTCTAAGGGGAATAGTTGTAAAAAATTAATATCTGTACTAAGTCTAGTTAGTTCTGTAAGCTTTTCTGGTAAATTTGCACCTTCTAATGCATTATTTAACTCTAAGATCTTTTTTGTGCTTTCTTCTGCAAACTTAGTTAGTGGAGTAGCGTTTTTAGTAGTATTTATAAGATCTTGATAAATTTTACTACTTTCTGCTAAGCCTTCTCTAAAGGTTTTAAGAGAGCCTGCGGAAGCTACTGCCTTTTTGCCCGAATCTTCTATAACTTTAGCAACAGCACCTCTTATAGCCGGGCTTGAATCAACTAAAGCTTTTTCAATTGCTTTTAAAGAAGAGTCAGCGGGTAACTCTAATAGTTTTGCAATTTCTTGTTGTATAGCAGAACCATTAGCGGATAGCTTTATAGCACTCTCTAATGAATTACCTATTTGTTTTGCTAATAATTGTTCTGAGCTACGCCCTATAATACTTGCTAAAAAGTTAAGTGTACTGTCGGCCCAGTTACGATTCTTTATTTCTGTTTCAATATCGGTGAAAGCTTTAGACATACTTCCGCCTAAGCTTTCAAGT